CAGGCATAACGGCTTGGACTGACTGAGCGGATACACCTACTTCACGGACAACTTCGTAACCTAAATCCTGCGCTGTTTGGTTTGCCTCGTAATAGAAGCCAGCAAGGGAATCAATCTTATCAAGCGCGTTTCCAATATTACCCAACTTGGTTTTAAGTCGGTCGTCAGAGTAATACGCCGTGATGTTGTTTGTAGCGCGAATCTCACCAGCCGTACCAGAAGCCGCAGTACCAACACCAAATGAATTGACTTGATAGTTATTGCCAGTGTTTAGTGCGTTTGCTGTGGTGGCTGTTGTGGCGGTTGTGGCGGTTGTGGCGGTTGTGGCCGTTGTGGCAGTAGCGGCATTGCCAGAAGTATCCTGATTACCTGCTGAGTTAACCCCGGGCAAGTTGATGTTAGCGGTACCATCAAAAGATACACCACCAATTGTGCGGGCAGTTGCCAACGCAGTGGCGGTCGAAGCGTTACCCGTCAGCGCAGCCGTAATAGTTCCAGCAGTGAAGTTACCAGAAGCATCGCGGGCAACGATAGTAGAAGCTGTGTTTGCGTTGGTAGCGTTACTGGTTACCGTAAAGGTCGAGCTACCTGACTGATCTGCCGTAAACGTAGCTGAACCAGACAGCCCTGTGCCTGACACCGCCATTGTCAGCGTGCCATTGTTTGGGGCGGGTACTACTGCCCATGACGTAGCTGACCCGTTTGTGGTCAAGTACTTACCGGAGTTACCGGTTTGAGACGGAGCTAAATTATTAAACCCACCATCTGCCGTCGAAGAGTTCGTACCGCCATTAGCAATAGGCAATATGCCGGAGACGTGGGTAGTCAGCGCTACCTTACCCCAACTAGGAGCCACGCCAACACCACCAGAGAGGAGTGCGTTGCCTGTGGCGACATCGGCTAGTTTGCTTAGGGTCGTTGAACCAGACGCGTAAACAATGTCACCAATTGTGTAGCTAGTAAGTCCAGTACCGCCATAAGCAGCGCCAATAGTGCTAGCGTTCCAAGTACCGGCAGTAAGAGTACCAACGCCAGTAATTCCAGTATAAGAACCAGAAATCCGAGCGGAGGATAAAGTACCTGAAGAAATGTTGGACGCATCTGTGGTGTCAGTAGTTGCGGAAGCCGCCAACGCAGTCCAAGTAGGCGCAGCAGAAGCTGAACCGGTACCTGTCTGAGTCAGGTATTTCGCTGTTGTAGTCGTGTTGCCCGCCAGCCTCGCAAGTGAGTCGCTTGCATTAGAGTACAGAACATCGCCAAGCGTATAGGTGTTAGTGCCGGTACCGCCGTTGGTCTCGTCGATCGTTCCGGTAATAGAAATAGTCTGACCGGTAACGTTAATGTTCGTGCCGCCGGTATAAGCTGGAGTGGCAGCAAACTGGGAGAACGTGATGTTTGTAGTGCCGAAGGTAATCGTACCTGTAGTCGTCAGCACATACGACTCACCCGCCCCGGTATCACCTTGTTGTACATAGAATGAATCACCCGCCCCAAAAGAATCCGGGTCGCTTGGGCCGTAAGAATCCGCGTCAGTTGCACGGGTAAGTACCCAGTTTGTTGAGCCAGAGCCAACATCCGTAACCGTGTAAACGCCGTTCTGTGTAGCATCGGCCTGTTGGTAAATCAAAACACGGTCGGCTACATTTAGTGTGATCCCATCAATAACAAGCGCTGCTTGCGTACCTGCATTGGTAAGCGTAGCTCCAACACCAGCAGTGCCGTTGTTGTACGTAACAGTCAACGCAATGGGGGATTCAACCCGAACCGGGTCGTGGTAGTGCAGCGCAGCGGAGGTGGCGTTATCTACATAGCCTTTTGTCGCCACATCGAGGTCAGCAGACGGGCCAGTACCAACCGTAATCTTGCCACCAACCGTTACGTTATTAGAGCCATCTTCAAAGACCGCCTTCTCGGCTGGCTGGGCGATAAACACCTCTTTAGTGCCAGCGTTGAAAGAAACCGCTAAGTCGGAATTACTAGAGGACAGGATAGTATCCCGACTCAAAGTCGTACCACTTAGAGTAAACGTGCCTAATCCAACTTCCCACTCAGTCTCGTACCCCGGTGCAGTATTGTGGATGGTGTAATACACCGTATCCCCATCACTAATGGTAGAAGCAAAAGTTTGGAAGCCTACATAGGCCCCGGCGAGCGTAATAGTGCCCGTACCCGTCGTGGACGAGGACTCACGGACGCGGTCTTTGAGTGACAGGGCCATTTGCCCCTCCTATTAAGCGATACGGATAATAGCGTTGGAAGCGTCAGCCGCCGGGAACTGGATTGTAAAATCACCAGCCGTAGACGTTTTGTCGCTTCCAAAATCGAGGACTGCCACCGCCTTGTTGGCGTTAGTGCTGTTGTAAATCAAAGCACCGCGAGCAGTAATTGACGCAGTAGACCAAGTGGTGTTACTGAAAGAAATGTAAGCAGTTGTACTGGACGAAGTCGGCGTAACTGACACAGTCAGTGTGTTTCCACCTGCGGTGTAACCAGTACCTGATGTTTCGTTTGTCGCTGAGTACGCAGTAGTAGTTGCATCCAGCGTAGCTGAAGACGTGTACAGCGCGATCTTAAATGTGTCAACTCCAAAATCGTGTTCGCCGTCGAGCAAATCAACTTTAAAGCTGGTGCACATTGCTTGGGTAATAGCCATTTTAAGCTCCTGTCAAATCAAGTTATTGGAACACGTACCTGACCAGAACGGTACGAGTCTTGCCTTTCAAGCCCATCTCCAAGCCGTTTAGCTAGTTGAAGTGCCTCGTTGTACTTAGCATTGTATAGCTGCAGTAAGTCAGACTCACCTTTCATAAAGGTGTAAGCCTCGACCAAAGAGCCGTACAACAGTACGGAATCAAAATTATCTCCAAGCCACGACGTACCGGCAGTAACAATCGAGTTCGGATAGTAGTAATAGTGCATCTCTACCGTGTAGTTAGCGTCGGGAGTTGGACCAAGAATAAAAGTCAACTCGTCTGGATTGCTAGACTGAGGGCCAAAAATTGCATAGTATTTTGGAATTCCGGTAGAGGTAGGGCTAGGGTACGCTTGACGTATAAAGTTAGTGTCTTTATTAAGCAAGTACTCGTAGTTACCCGACCCATCAATTACTGCCAAAGAATGACTTGACAGGAAATCGTTCGGACAGTTTAAGTATTTGATTCCAGTAGTGGTTGTACCGGTTACGTTTTTGCGTAAAGACGGGAACTGAATTGAGTTGTAGATACGCTGCTCGGCTTGCTCAACAAATGTAGCAAGCTCTGTTGCACTGAAAGTATTTTCAGTGTAGTCCTGTATAGCAGTCGTCAACTCAGAGTAGTTCATTACATAACTCCGCCGCTAGCCCACGGCACGGAAGTAGCCCAAATCTTAACGCTCTGCTTGGCCTGCCAAGGCTCGCCGCAATTGGTGCAAACGCCAGTAGACTCTTCAGCAGCGCTAACTGGATCGTTGCAATGGACGCACACGACTTCAATCTCGTGAGTCGGTTCAATAGCGCCGCTCTTTAGCTGTCTAGATTCTATAAGTGTCTTCACGCCATTGGTCCTCGGGCCATAGTGCCTTTAGTAGCAGCGCCCGTGCCGCGAATCTTGACACCGGAAGTTTTAACCCCAGTTTCAGGATACCCAGCCGTCTTAGGGACGGGTACCGGCTTAGGTTGTTGATACTTATTTAAGTCTGCTGTTTTTTTCATACTAACTCCTTACGATGTGGATACCGTAACAGTGCCAACTGTACCCGAAGATTGCACTCCATACAAGGGGCCCCAGCCCCATTCTATGTCTCTAGACGCCGTCGGCGCTCCTGTGTACTCAAGAGAACGATCTGGGCGTGGATTCATAATCGCCTGTGGATCAACCACAGGGTATTTACCAACTTTATACTGCGGTTGATCTGCTTCCCAACACTCCGTACAAACCTGAAGATTAGTCGGAGCCTCGTTAACTACCAACTCTTTAAGTGTCTTACGCTTATAGCGGAACCCACACCGGTCGCACTCGGCGATGGTGTGTTTACCTTGGGCGTATTTAGAAGACATTAGGGTTTACCCTATAGTCATGTACCGTGGTACAAGTTGGAACGTAGCTTTTTCTCTATCTTCAGTAGCAGCAAGCTCCCACGCTTCGTCATACTGTTGTTTGAGTAAGTCAATACGTCCAAGTCCGTTTGGTAACTTTAGCGCCAAGTAATACGCTAGACCTGCTGTCAAGCAGTTTAAAAACCGGAACGGCACGTCCATTGTATTTACACCGTTGCCAGCATCTTGGATACGACGTAAACGCCAGTACACCAGTGTGTACGTCTGGGCTGTATCTGGGATAGGCCACAAGCTGACCGATGGAGCGCTTTCCTGACGATCAATGTATATCTGTACGGGTCTACCCTGAGTTAATTTGTTCGGTATGCTAGCGTATGTAGATACACTAATGCGTGAAACACTCAAATCAGCTTGGCTAGCCGAAGACCCCGCGTCCGTACGGATTACGTGTTCTAAAAGATCAACTGTATCAGCCGGTAGAGTATAGGTGCCTGTGCCCGGAGTAAGTACTTGCGACCCCTGCTCAACTGTCCACAGGTTAATGCCCCGGTTAGACCCGTCAGTGAACATAAGATTCAGGCTGCGCCGTGCAGTGCGAAGGTCATAGCCGGTACGTAACTCAGAACCAGCACGCTCAAACGCCTCCTCGACCAATTCGGCCAAGTCCATATTGAATATTGCGGTGCCTGATGTAGCCATTATTTACCTCGATTCCTGTGCGGAGCAACCTTCTTAGCTATTCCTTGGGGTTGCTTGACGAACTGCTGTCCAGCAGCTTTGCCTTTGCGTTTTGCACGAGTTGTAGCAGCGTACTCCGCAGGGCTAAGAGCTTTGATAGCAGACTCTGGCAAGTATCTTTCACCTGTTTCAGAAGATTTTTTACCACTCTTGGTTCTCCATTTCTGGGCTGTCCAAGCCTTTAACGACTGCTGCGGCTTCTTCACTTTTTCATTTTCCGCAGTGTCTGGGCTAGACGAGCACGTTGACCCATCTTACCCGGGGCTTGTGCTGCCTTGGCAAGTTTTTTAGCTGGGATAGTTTCACCAGCCTTAACACCCATAGACTTACGCAGCGCACCCGGCTTTTTGATAGCGGACTGAATCCACTTACCGCTTTTAGCCTTCACTTCTTTTTTATTAGAAGACATCTTCTCGAACATAGCCAGCGTATTCGCAAGGTCCGAACTTTTACTCTTCGGAGCTTTCATACTACCGGGTAGCCTTAGCTTAGACCCAGACGACTTTCTAGTCGGTATGATTTCGCTAGGATCGATGTCTTTTCGGACTTTACTGCGGTAATCGTATTTTTCAGCCACGATAGCCACCGCCTTTCTCTTTGTACTTTTTAGCTAGCAACTGCGCCTTACGGGCTGACCATTGACCAGCGGCTGTACCCTGAACTGCCTGCGCCTTAATTGACTCAAACAGCTTTTTACGCATACTAGGCTTGGTGTAGTTACCAGCTTGATTTACTTTTGACTTGACCTTACCGCCCTTTTTAGCCTCTACGACCTTGTCGCCTTCGTCTTTAGGGGGGTAGTACGGCATCTTGCGCTGACCCTTAGGTGGAACAAAACGCCATTCATCATCGCGGTGACCTTCTGGGCCGTTTTTTTCGGTGGTTTTCACCCGGCCTTTATTGCTAAAGGCAACCGGCTTCATAGCCCGACCCATACCGCGACAATTCATCATGTCAGCACATCCTTCCTTTGGTCTTACCACGCTTGGCAATACCATCACGAGATTTAACTGAACCGCCTTTTTTCATACGAGGCGCTGCAGCAAGGGCGGTACCGGGCATCCCGGGTTTCTGCATGGACGGGTTCATGGCACTGGGAGGTGGCATCTGAGGCATCCCGGGTTTCTGCATAGACGGGTTCATGGCACTGGGAGGTGGCATCTGAGGCATCGGGCCTTGTTGAGCACTAGGACGCATTTGACCGCTTGCGACTGCTTGACGCGCTAAATCCATTGCTGCCATAGGTCCACTTTGACGAGCACGCTCAGGTCCCCCCGCAGGAGGCCGCATTTGACCGCTTGCGACTGCTTGACGCGCAGGCATCGGGCCTTGTTGAGCACGTTGAGGTCCGCCAGCAGGAGGCCGCATTTGACCCATTGCGGCTGCTTGACGCGCACGCTCAGGTCCCCCCGCAGGAGGCCGCATTTGACCCATTGCGGCTGCTTGACGCGCACGCTCAGGTCCGCCAGCAGGGAGGGGCCCACGTTGAGCGGGGCGCGGAGCAGGTTGTGTACGTGATGAGCGATTGCTTCCAAATCCACCACGCCCACGACCACGGTTACTACTTCTTGGGTTAAAAGCCATGATTTACCCCCTTAACACATACGACCGCGAGTCTTGCCACGAACAGCAACGCCATCAATTGAGCCGCCGTGCGCGTACTTCATTGTGCCGCCACCCATCATCTTCTTGGGCTTTTTCTTTTTATGCTCGCTGTCTTTCATCATCTTGCCGTCGGGCATACGATGCATGCCTTTGGGCACCTTGCCGCCTTTTTTCATACCGTAACCGCCACCGCTCTTTTGATACCCTTCTTCTTCCATATCGTTTGCACGGTCACGAAGAGCGTTGGCACGCTCTGTCGCATTAGGGCCACCTGCGGCTTCAATTTCATCCGCTTTCTTACGCATTTGGTTGGGGGTCATGGTAGTTCCTTAGCTATTAGAGCTTTTTTGCTCTCGAATAAATACATCTATCTTGTTATCTAGTCGATCAAGCCGGTCGATAACGCGGTTAATGTCGTGATGGACATCTGCTTTAGTCACGTACTCTTTGGCGATTTCCTCGCGTGTACGGTTAACCAGTATCGTAATACGGCCTAATTCAGCGGCTTTTTCACGTAATACCCATCCGACCAGTGCAATAACACCACTCAGAATCAGGTTCCAAAGCATCATGTCCATTTCAACACTTCCACGCTCTAAGACTCTTGTTTATACGGCTGTTCGGGTCTTTGGCTGTCTTGGAACTCGTCAGCTTGGACTTCATCCCAGACATTCTGGCGCAGAAGGACTTTCGCCGTCCTGCGTCTTTCTCGGTCTTTGGGTTTGGAGCGGGGGCCTTCAAGCCCGGTTTCCCGGGGTTCGCCTTGTTGTAGGAGGCTCGCCCTTTGGCGTTTAGCCCGCCCTTCTCGGACTTGCCCTCTTTCCTCGTCCATGCCGCTGTCTTAGCCATAGAACACCGTCACAGACGTGACGTTCGCAGGTACGACCCAGACAGCATTCTCAAAGAGGATGCCTTCGCCGGGC